CGCGCGAAACTGCGCCAGGCAAGCGTCATACCAGCTCCGGTTGGCTTGCCGCAGGATATCCAGAGGAGCCATACGCTCATTTTCCATCTTAGCGAAGTACCCTTCAACGGTGTGATTCTTGATCAGCTCAGCAAGGAACTTCGCTTTGGTGACCGGACCACGATACTTGAAGCGAGCAACAACTTTGCGCTGACCATTGTCAGTGTAGGTAAGAAAGCCACCGTGATAGTTGAATTCTGACTTGATGAACTTGGACATTTCAATTCCCTTGTTTTTCACTGTAGGGACATTATCACATAATTGGGAATTAATGTCAACCGGGGAAATCCCCCGGGATTATACGAAGGAATTGTGGTCGTTAAACGCCTCGTCGATCAAACGAGCGACGATTTGGTCCTGTTCAGGAGTCCTTTTGGTGGCAGGGTGGAACCCAACATACAGTGCTTGATAACCGCAGTTCTGGATTGCGATGGTCAACTGTACTGCTTGATCCTCACACCCCACAAACAACGGAACCTCTTCACCAAAGTACTCCACAACGATCTTATGCATGCTCTTCATTCCCGATCTCCAAAGACTTGTTCCATGTGATTCATCCATTCCTGGTACTCTAGGAGTTCCTGTTCTTCAGAAGTCATGTCTACAGGCTGCTGATCATTCATATCACACCTCATTACTGATGAGTGATCATTATAGGACACTTTGGAATTAATGTCAACCCCGAGATAGACCCGAAAGTGCAGTGGCTGGTGCAACCATGATCTTGGAGAAGATTCTTGTGTACTCTTGTACCATTTGTTCTTTGACGTCTGCCACGCATGCAACAGAAGTCTTGAGAAGTTTTATCTCTCCTTCTGCGTACGGCATGAACGGAGCAAACCCAGCAGACATTCTGCCGTCCTGCATGTTTTGGTAGATTAAAGTTACTGCATCCTCGAGTACATAGTGGTCTGAGGCTTCACCGGCGATAGTAGCAATCATCTCTTCGCCCGATACCATTTTGAATACTTGAATCATTGTCTCTCACTTAGAAAAAATATAAATGCGCTGAGTTCTTCTTCTGTAACAAAGGATCTTACGACACAATCATAAGTCTTGATGTGAACAGCTATTAATATGAAGTGTTCGTGACTTTGCACATAAGAAAGTTTAATATTCCACTGATCTAATCTCACTGGGCTAAAAGACATGAAGGAGGAGAGAACTCCTCCTTCGATTTGTCGCTTATTCATAACGAAGATACACTGTAAGTGTTATGCTGCTTCTTGGAGCAGCTGTTTGTTTGGTTGAATTGTGCGTAGCCCATCTCCCACCTCAATCTTACGGGGTTTCTTGTGATCGGGGACGATACGCTCTAGAGCAATCTGCAACATTCCGTTTACGATATCTGCTCCAGTTACTTCAACGCTATCCTCAAGAACGAATGTTCGTGTAAAGTCGCGGGCACCAATCCCTTTGTAGATGTAATATGTATCATCTGAGGGAGTCTTAACTGAACCTTTGACGGTCAGTTTGCCATCTTCGACTGAGACATCGATATCTTCTCGAGAAAACCCAGCAACAGCAATCTCAATCATATAATGATTGTCCTCACATTTCCTAATGTTGTATGGAGGATAATTTGGTGTTGTGGTTTTGGCAAACTCGTTGTGGATACGAGTTAGACGATCAAGATGATCATCAAAGCCTACAAAGAAGCGGTCAAAGTCTTTGGTTGATAGTGATAGTAAGTTTGTCATGGTAGTTCTCCTTAAATTAAGCGAGTTATAAAACGCACACCCATATGGCATGTGCTAGTCCCGGTTACCGATCCGGGGTGCTCGTACGCCAGCACGGCAAGACGATCCTAAGGTGGATCCGTTGCGTCCCATCCCGAAGGGAATCTTTCCTTATCGGCTACTGTTGTATTGCTTCAACCAGTAGTCGACATCAGCGGCAGATTTAGGATGCTTCGATAATATATATCTTTCCACATCCTGTTGTCTCGAGACTTCCACAAATTTAATCATTAAATTTTGGAGTATGCTCAGTAAGATCACTTCGACACCTCTTTCGTAGAGACGAACGAATATAACTCTTCTGCCTTCTTAATTACATCCGTGAAGTCGTAGAAGGGAGGGGCGTACTTTTGCCACTCTTCAAGAGTAGCTTGGCCGACTTCAACTGACTTCTCAAATGCTGTACGTGCAAACTCAAAGTTCCTTTGGTATTGCTGTTCAAGGTACTCCTTGGACATGGCAAGTAGGTCGACACGTAGTTCGTATGGTGTTTTGCTCATTTTGTTTCCTTTGTGTGTGAGTGTGTATGCAGATTTAAAGGCTCTGCAAAAGACCTTCTTACTTATTCTTCCGCCTGGCGGTTGGCGCTAGCCTCATCAATCTGCGATTGAGCCTGACTCTGAATCTTGGCGATCAACTGAACTACCTCATCGTACGGACCTTTACTGAGGGCTCTTAGAATGATGTTAGTCTCATTAACATCTAATGTGAATTTAAATTCTGTACTTTCCATTGTATGATCTCCTTAAACACGTTTTTTCACGCCGATCTGATATTTCGGCACCAATTCCCATTCATTCTTCTCTTTATACGAGACGATCTTGATTTGAGACATAATAGCATGCACGTTGTTGGTTGGTTTGTTGACGACGGTTAGTAGTCCCCAATCTTCCAACAGCAATGCAATTGCATTCCGTCGTTCAATATCACTTACAGAGATGTTCGATTCCTTGTTGTCGAGGATAAACAACTCTTTGAAGTGCACAATGAAGTATCTGCCCTGCTTATGTAGGATATGGGCAGATTGATATAATTTTTTGTCTTTCTTTGAAGCAACACCAATCCGCGTTAAGGTCTCTTTGACCTTAAGAAAGTTATCTGGTGATTGTAGTGTTACTTCTAGCATTGACTGTGGAGTCCAGTCATAATAAATCACTTCTGACGTCATGATTTCCCACCTTGTTCCATTTGTTGTTTTATCTTAGTAATTTGCTCGTCGGAAAGGAGGGACATAGCTTCCACGGCCTTTTCCATGGAGTATTTATAATATTTGGAAACAGCGATCACATCGTCAGATGATGGTGACTTCTTAGACCAC